CTAACACACAAGTATACTATAATGATGCTGGTAACTTAGGTAACTCTGCTGCGTTTACATTTAACAATAGTACCAATACACTAACAGTAACTAACTTCACAAGTTCAGGTAATGTAAATCTATCAAGTACATCTAATGTATCATTGGGAGCTGTTGCTAATATTCATATCACTGGTGGAACTAGTGGATATGTATTAACTACAAATGGTTCAGGTGGATTAAGCTGGTCGTCAAGCGCACCAAGCGCAACAACTGCTGGTACAGTAACTACAAATGCACAGCCAAATATTACAAGTTTGGGTACATTGTCTAGTGTAACAGTCACTGGTAATGTAAGTGCAGGTAACGCTAACTTAGGTAATTTGGTTACTGCTAACTATTTTACAGGTAACGGATCATTACTCACAAGCATCACTGGCGGTAATGTAACAGGTCAAGTTGGAAACGCACTGATTGCGGGTACTGTATATACAAATGCTCAACCAAATATTACAAGTGTTGGTACACTAACAAGTCTATCAGTCACTGGAAACGTAAGTGCAGGTAATGCAAATCTAGGTAATCTAGTAACTGCAAATTACTTCACTGGCAATGGCTCATTGTTAACAAGCATAACTGGAGCAAACGTAACCGGAACAGTAGCTAATGCAACTTATGCAGTAACTGCTGGAAGCACAACAACAGCTGGTACAGTAACAACAAACGCACAGCCAAACATCACATCACTCGGTACATTATCAAGTCTAACAGTAACCGGCAATGTAACAGCTGGAAATGCTAACTTGGGTAACTTAGTAGTTGCTAACTACTTCAGCGGTGATGGTAGCTTATTATCCGCAATCGCAGGCGGTAATGTAAATGGTACTGTAGCTAATGCAAACTATGCGGCATACGCAGGTAATGTTGTTAATGCAAGTCAGTCAAATATTACAAGTTTAGGCACATTGACAAGTCTAACAGTAACAGGAAACGTTAGTTCTGGTAATGCTAACTTAGGTAATTTAGTAACAGCAAATTACTTTACTGGTACATTAACAACGGCGGCGCAGCCAAATATTACATCAGTTGGTACATTAACCAGTTTAACAATAACCGGTAACGTAACAGCCGGCAATGCTAGATTAGGTAACCTAGTAACAGCAAACTACTTCAGCGGTGATGGCGGATATCTAAGTAATTTACAAATTTCAAGTGCTACTGTAGCAAATGCGAACCTTGCAAACTTTGCAGGTAACGTAATTAACCCAGCGCAACCTAACATCACAAGTTTAGGTACACTAACAAGTTTAACCGCAAGTGGAAATATCACAGCAGGTAACGCTAACTTGGGTAACCTAGTAACTGCTAATTATTTCAGCGGTAATGCTAGCTTAATGACTGGCGTTATTGCTAATGCAAACTACGCAGCTTATGCAGGTAATGTAGTAACAGCAAGTCAACCAAATATCACAAGTCTTGGTACACTAACAAGTTTGAGTACAGGAGACACAACTGTAACTGGTAATCTAACAGTTACAGGAACAACAATATATGCCAATGTAACAACATTAAATGTTAAAGACCCAGTAATTGAAATGGGTGGCAATCCTAATGGCACACCATTGTCAACAAATGACGGTAAAGATCGTGGTACACTATTGCACTATTATGTAACTGGCAACAGTACTGCGGTAGATGCATTCATGGGTTGGGATAACTCAAATGCAGAATTTGCATTCGGAAGCAATGTCACCAATTCAAGTGAGGTGATGACATTTAATAACTTTGGTAATGTACGTGCTAGCTACTTCTTAGGTAACGGTAGTCAGTTGACAGGTGTTATTGCTAATGCTAACTACGCTGCCTATGCTGGTAATGTAGTAAATGCAAGCCAATCTAATATCACTAGCTTGGGAACATTAACTAGCTTAACAGTTAGTGGTAACGTTACGGCAGCTAATGCAAACTTAGGTAACTTAGTAACAGCGAATTACTTTACTGGTAACGGTAGCTTATTAACAAGTTTAACTGGTGGCAATGTAACTGGACAAGTAGGTAACGCATTAATCGCTGGTACTGTTTACACAAATGCTCAACCCAACATTACAAGTGTTGGTACTCTAACTAGCTTAAATGTAACTGGCAATATTAGTTCTGGTAATGCTAACTTAGGTAACTTAGTAGTTGCTAATTATTTCAGCGGTGACGGTGGTTACTTAAGTAATCTACAAATTTCTAGTGCTACAGTAGCAAATGCAAATTATGCAAACTTTGCCGGTAATGTTATAAATGCGGCACAGGCTAATATTACAAGTCTAGGTACTTTAACTGGATTAACTAGTGGCGGAACAGTAAACTTCACTACAGCAAGTAACGTATCATTGGGTGCTGTAGGTAACTTACACGTAACTGGTGGAAGCAATCATAATGTTCTACAGACAAATGGTTCTGGAACATTGAGTTGGGGTGCATTAACTGCAACAGTAGATTCATTCACTGGAAACGGGGTACAAACTGACTTTACATTGAGTATAACACCAGCAAGTAAGAATTTAACTATGGTAAACTACAACGGTGCAATACTATTAAAAGCAGATTATTCATTGGCAGGCGCAGTATTAACAATTAGTAGCGCACCGTATAATGGATCAAAAATTGAAGTTACTACATTCTCTATAGGATAAGTTGAACTAAATATAAGAAGAAAATAAAATGGCAATCACGTTACTACAACCCTTCAACTTAGATACAACAAAGGATTATACCTTTGCTAATATCACGGGTACGTCCAATATATCTGGTGGAAATGCTAATCTAGGTAATTTAGTCACGGGTAATTATTTCAGTGGAAATGGTAGTTTATTATCTAGCATCACCGGTGGAAACGTAACTGGGCAAGTAAGTAACGCACTGATTGCAGGCACAGTATACACAAATGCACAACCAAATATTACAAGTGTTGGTACATTATCAAGTCTAACAGTTACTGCTAATATTAGTGCAGGAAATGCAAACTTAGGTAACTTAGTAACAGCTAATTACTTCACTGGCAATGGATCATTGATAACAAGTTTAACCGGCGGTAATGTAACGGGCCAAGTAGGTAATGCATTAATTGCCGGTACTGTCTATACGAATGCCCAGCCTAACATTACGTCAGTTGGAACACTGAGTAGTTTAACTGTTACAGCTAATATTACTTCTGGTAATGCTAACTTGGGTAACGCAGTACAAGGTAATTACTTCATAGGTGATGGTGGCTACTTAAGTAACATTCAAGTGGGCGCGGGTACAGCTATTACAAACGGAAACAGTAATGTAACAGTCGGGGCCAATTCTAATGTTACAGTAGGTGTAGCGGGTAACGCAGCCATAACTACGTTTACTGGTACCGGTGTAAACGTATCAGGTTACTTCACTGTAACAGGTAATATCACTGGTGCTAATGCTAACTTAGGAAATCTAGTAACTGCTAATTATACAACTGCTGTATTAACAACAGGGGCACAGCCAAATATTACAAGTGTTGGTACTTTGACTGGACTAACATCAACTGGTGTAATAAATTTTACAAGCACAAGCAACACAGCTTTGGGCGCTGTAGGAAATGTTCACATTACAGGTGGCAGTTCTGGTCAGTATTTACAGACAGATGGATCAGGTGGTTTATCATGGCAGACTATTACCGTATCCGGCGCAAGCATAAGTAATGGCAATAGTAACGTAAATATCCCAGCAGCAAATGGTAACGTTAATATTAGCTCTGCTGGCAATGCGAATATTGTTGTAGTTACAGGAACCGGAGTTAACGTAGCAGGTACACTGAATACTGGATCAGGTGTAATTACAACTACAGGTAATGTAAGTGCAGGTAATGCTAATTTAGGTAACCTAGTAACTGCTAATTACACAACTGCTGTATTAACTACAGGTGCTCAACCAAATATTACAAGTGTCGGAACACTAAGTAGTTTAACAGTAAGTGCAAATATTACATCCGGAAACGCTAATTTAGGTAATGCAGTACAAGGTAATTACTTCATAGGTGATGGTGGCTACTTAAGTAACATTCAAGTAGGTGCCGGAACAGCAATTACAAACGGAAACAGTAACGTAACTGTTGGTGCAAACTCTAATGTTACAGTTGGGGTTTCCGGTAATGCAGCCATAGCTACATTCACAGGCACAGGAGTTAATGTATCTGGATATCTAAATGTATCCGGAAACGTTACTGGTGCTAATGCAAACTTGGGTAATTTAGTAACCGCAAATTATACAACTGCTGTACTAACTACAGGTGCTCAACCAAATATTACAAGTGTTGGTACTCTCGTTAACACAACAATGGGTTCTACTAACTCATTATCAGGTGGTAATTTAGTAAGTGCTAGTTATTTGACTGGTACATTAACAACAGGTGCTCAACCAAATATTACATCAGTAGGAACACTATCTGATACTACAATTGCAGGAAATCTTACTGTCAATGGTACTACAATTTATGCAAACGTAACAACATTAAATGTTAAAGACCCAGTAATTGAAATGGGTGGCAATCCAAATGGAACTGCACTTACTACTAATGACGGAAAAGACAGAGGTACATTATTACATTATTATGTAACTGGAAATAGCACAGCAGTAGACGCATTCATGGGTTGGGATAATTCAAATGCTGAATTCGCATTTGGTAGTAACGTCACTAACTCAAGTGAAGTAATGACGTTTAATAACTTTGGTAACGTCAGAGCCTCATATTTCTTAGGTAATGGTAGTCAGTTAACTGGGGTAATAGCAAATGCAAACTATGCGGCATATGCAGGAGTTGTAACAACAAATGCACAACCAAATATTACAAGCACAGGGACATTAAGTAGCTTAACAGTAACTGGATTGCTAACAGCTACTAGTACAGGAGTAAAGACTTCTAATATACAAGATTCTAGTGGTACCATTACTATAGTAACAGGGTACGGATCAGTCTCAGGTGATGTGGGCGTATATGGCACACTAACTGTGGGCACATCAGGCTCAGGGAATATAACAGCTTACAATGCAAACTTGGGTAATCTAGTTACTGCTAATTACACAACTGCTGTATTAACAACAGGCGCTCAACCAAATATCACAAGTCACGGTACATTGACTGGTCTAACATCAACCGGTGTGGTAAACTTTACTGGTACCAGTAACGTAGCATTAGGTGCTGTGGGCAATGTACACATCACAGGTGGTAGTTCTGGTCAGTATTTACAAACAGATGGATCAGGTGGATTATCTTGGCAAACTGTGTCTGCTACTGGTGCAAGTATTAGTAACGGAACAAGTAATGTAAATATTGCCGCATCAGGTGGTAATGTTACTGTTGGTGTAGGTGGTACAGCAAACGTAGTAACAGTTACTACGACTGGTGCAAATATTTCAGGATATGTTGCCGCAAACACATTTTCAAGTAATATTGCTACAGGAACTGCACCTATATCTGTATCAAGTACAACACGTGTAGCTAACTTAAACGTTTCGTATGCAAACGTTAGTGACTATGAGGTAGTCACTACTCAAACAACAGGAATATTTTATCCAGTATTTGTAAGCGGTAATACTACAGGTAATTATGCATTAGCATCAAACTCATTAATATCAGTAGATGTAGCAAACACACAACTTACTGTAGGATCTGGCTCCGGTGGCAATATCACTGGAGCAAACCTAATAAGCGCAAACTACTTCACTGGAACACTAACTACAGGCGCTCAACCAAATATCACAAGCATTGGTACGTTAGCAAGTCTAACACTAACCGCTAATGGCAATATTACAATGAGCGGGTCTTTGTCCCAGGTTAGCGGAGCAAACCTAGTTAGTGCGTCATACTTAACGGGTACATTAACAACAGCAGCCCAGCCTAATATTACATCAGTGGGTACTATGCAAAGTATCACAATGGCCGCTGCTACTAGCTTATCTGGTGGCAACTTATTAAGTGCTAACTATGTAACAGGTACATTAACTACAGGTGCTCAACCTAATATAACATCTGTTGGTACCATGCAAAGTATCACAATGGCTGCTGCTACTAGCTTATCCGGCGGCAATTTGTTGAGTGCTAACTACGTAACCGGTACATTAACAACAGCCGCACAGCCCAACATTACAAGTACAGGTACACTAACAAGTTTGACAGTTTCTGGTAATCTTACAGCAGCAAACATTATTGGAATTCATGCAAATGGTAACTCTAACGTAAATATTCCAGCCGCTAACGGTAACGTAACTATTAGTGTTGGTGGAACATCAAACGTTGTAGTAGTAACTACTACAGGGGTTAACGTAGCCGGCACATTGAACACAGGATCCGGAGTAATAACAACTACAGGTAATATTACTGCTGGAAACGCAAACTTAGGTAACTTAGTAACAGCAAACTACGCAACTTCTGTACTAACAACAGGGGCACAGCCCAATATCACATCTGTAAGCACATCTTTCTCTGGATTAACACTTGTAGCTAACGGAAACATTACTGCTAGTGGTACAGCAAGTCAGATTACTGGTGCTAACTTAATAAGTGGTACATATCTAACCGGTACATTAACAACAGCAGCCCAGCCAAATATTACTAGCTTGGGTAGTTTAGTTGGATTAACTGTAAGTAACGCTTCAGGTGTGGTTAATTTCACCACTACGGCTAACGTAACACTAGGGAACGTAAGCAACCTACATATTTCGGGTGGTTCTAGTGGATATGTGTTAAGTACTGACGGATCAGGAACACTAAGTTGGGCAGCAGCCGGTGGTGGTGCGACTATCACAAATGATACATCAACAAACGCTACATATTATCCAGTATATGCTACTGCAAGTTCTGGTACATTGACAGTGGCGGGTATTACGACTACCAAATTGCAATACAATCCTAGTACTGGTACGTTGACAGCACAGGATTTAAACACATTATCTGACATGACCCTTAAGGAAAATTCAGAACAAATCCAAAATCCAATAGAAGTATTGATGCAACTATTTGGTATGGGCTTCAACTGGAAAGACAGTAAGAGAAAGTCATATGGTTTAATGGCGCAAATGGTAGAAAAAGTTCTCCCAGAACTAGTCAATACTACTGCTGAGGGCGTCAAAACTGTTAACTATATACCTATTATAGCGTTCTTAATTGAAGCAATTAAGAAGCAACAAGAGGACATTGACTCTTTAAAAAAAGATAAATAAGTATAGCCGAGTTCAAAGGAGCGAAGATGGCTATAAAAGTTAGTAGTACAACCGTAATTGACGACAATAAAGTATTTTTACCTACCAATGCATCGTCCGCCGCTGCCACTACTAGTATTTCAGGCGGAACTGTAACGTTAGATTTAAACACGTATACAGTATTCAATATCTCATTAAATGCGAATATCAGCACTTTTACCATTCAAAACGTGCAATCTGCCGGACGCTCAAGCTCTTTTGTAATAGTATTTACCGCTGACGGTACTGCTAGAAGTGTTACTTGGCCAACAAGTTTCAAATGGCCAGGTGGGTCTGCCCCAACCCTTACTTCTACTAGTACTAAGAAAGATGTCTTTGTATTTTTTACAACAGACGGTGGAACTACTTGGCAAGCGTTCATTTCAGGGCAGAATTTATAATGGCAAATTACGCATTTGTTAAAGATAACATCATAACCGCATTATACGAGGATCTACCAACCAATTGGGAGAATGTCAGTAATTTTTACCTATTAAAAGATGATATAGAGGCGTTAAATTCCATGGGTTGGCAGCTAGTAGAAAAAGTACAACCAGACTTTGATACACAAACTCAATATTTAGGCTCTACATATCATAGAATTATTGATGGACAGGTGATTGAAACACAATACGTAATTGATCGTCCTGTAGAACCTGAATTGTCTGTCACAGAACCAACAGAACAAGAATTGCTTGAAGCACAGATTATTAAGCATAATCAAGCAATGAGAGAATTAAGAAATACACGTGATGATATGTTGGCTAAAACAGATTTTACTCAACTAGTTGATGTTATTGAAATTCAAGGTCCTGAATTATCGTTAGCATATAAACAATATCGTCAGGCTTTGAGAGACTTACCAAATACTTATGAGTTAGACTTAACATTTATTGATGTTATGACTGCTAGATATCCTAATATTTCCGATTTCACAAACAATAACGGGGAAGTTTAATGAGTTTACCGTTTATTGACCAATTGTTGTTAACTGTTAGTGGAGTTGTAGCTCCTCCCCCAACCGGTAAAAGTTTATATTTATGGGGTTCTAATACTACTGGTCAGATAGGTGACAGCAAAGGATATAACTTATATAGTTGGCAACAACTATCAGCCGGCGGCGCACATACTTTGGGTTTGCGTAGTGACGGATTCATCTTTGCTTGGGGTAATAATAGTTTAGGTCAGTTAGGGGATAGTACTACATCAAACCGTAGTAGTCCTGTACAAGTAGGAACACAAAGATATTCATATATTACTGCTGGTGGCAGTCACTCAGTAGCAATAGCATACGACGGAACAATATATGGCTGGGGTCTTAATAGTTCTGGACAGATAGGCGGACAATCGTTAGCACCGAGATCAGCACCAACTCAATTATATGCTAACTATACAAGTTTTTCAAATGTATCTGCTGGTAAAAATCATACTATGGCAGTTGATGTTGATGGTTCACTGTGGGCTTGGGGTGATAATACATATGGGCAATTAGGCGATGAATCTACTGTAAGTAGAAGTCAACCTGTACAGATATCATTCAAAGAAAACAGCACACAGTTTTATCCACCGTTAACAACAACTACACAGTATAGTTCATTAACAACACCATTCTCAAGTAATTTTGATGTAGGATCCGGTGACTTCACTATAGAATTTTATATATGGGTTCAATCTAACCCAGTAATATCAACTACTGGTACTAGCTATGTATTCTATATTGTAGATAATACATCTGCTGCCAATAACTGGGGTGTATATCAAGGTTCCCCTAGCACTGCATCCACAGTGTGGACATTAACTGGATCGTTATTACCGGGCGTTAACTTCCCTACAAACGGATACTTCAGTCTTGCATCTACATATAATATATACGGTGCATGGATGCACCATGCATTAGTAAGAAGTAGTGGGACATTTTATTGGTATGTTAACGGTACCTTGGCTGGGTCAACTACAACTGCTAGAGTTACACCATTAACATTGGGCCCAGCACAAGTAAGATTGGGTACTGGTCTAAACGCATTGATTAGCAACTTTAGACTTATTAAAGGTACCGCACAGTACACGACTGCGTTTGACCCACCTAGCACCCCATTATCTAGTGTAACAAACACTACATTATTGACATTCCAAAGTGGACAATTTAATGACAACAGTCCTAATAATGTTGTATTAACTCCATACGGAAACCCAACAACTACTGGATATCCGCTATCAGTAAGCAGTAAAAATCCTTTCCCAGGATATCCATCATATAGTACGTATTTTGATGGCTCAGGTGATTATGCAATTATTGGAAGTAATGCACTAACACTATTATCATTAAAGAGTTATACAATTGAATTTTATGTTAGACCATCTGCATTGCCAGGTAGTGGTAAGATGCCAATTATTGGTCAGTGGAGTGACACAACCGCTAACGCAGCTTGGTTAATTTCATTAACCTCTAGCGGCAACGTAGAATTCTATTTTGGACCTAATAGCACAAGTACTGCTTTAATGTCATCTAGTTCTACACTATCAACTAATACATGGTATCATATTGCTATTACTAGAAACAATGGTACCTGGACCATGTATATTGATGGTACATCAGTTGATACAGAAACTTATACAGGATTCCAAACAGTAAGTGTCCCCTCACAATCAGTTACAGTAGGTAATTACTATAACATAAGTGGAACAATAGGTGGAACAGGTACAACAGACTTTAATGGTTATATTACTAACCTAAGAATTGTTAGTTCAACTGTTGTGTATACAGGTAACTTTACTAAACCAAGTGCTCCGTTCAACTTAGCCACTGGTCCAGGAACAAATAAAGTAGCGGCAGCGGCTTCAAACGTGTTGCTATTGACATTCCAAAATAAGACACTAGTAGATAATTCAAATTATTCTCCATTGCCAGTAACATCACAAGGTACGCTAACACCTTCACTGACAACAAGTCCTTATAGTTTAACCTATCAATTATATTCAGGTGTAACAGCCGGCGAATCTCACACATTTGTAATAGACACAAATAATAAACTATGGGCGTTTGGTAATAATGATTTTGGACAATTAGGTGACAATACTATAGTCAGCAAATCAAGCCCTATTCAAATCGGAACAGGAAGTTGGAGTCAAGTTGCGGCCGGCGGAACTCACAGTGCGGCTATTAATAGTTCAGGCAGTTTATATACATGGGGTTATAATCTATACGGGCAGTTAGGAAATAATAGTTCTGTCAGCGCACCAACAGTATGGAGTAAGATTCACGACGGATTTAATCACTTCGTGGGTATTAAGACTGATGGTACATTATGGGCTTGGGGATTCAATTGGTATGGTCAACTAGGTGATGGTACAACATTAAGTCGCAGTAGCCCAGTACAAGTGGGTTCAGACACAAATTGGAGTTCAGTATCTGGTGGCGGCTCACATACAGTTGCTACTAAAACAGATGGTAGTATGTATGTATGGGGAGCAAATAACTATGGACAACTGGGAAGAAACGAATTCCCATTAACACCGATATCATGGTCAAGTCCATTCAATAACGTATATCCTGCACCATCTAGTGTAGTAACAGTTAAGAGTGATGGTACATTATGGGCTTGGGGCGATAATGCATCAGGACAATTAGGTGACAGTACAGTAGTAGCAAAATCAAGCCCTATACAAATTGGTAATAACAGCAACTGGTCTATAGCCGGCACTGCCCAGGCAACATCTTACGGTATTACAAAAGACGGACTATTATATACATGGGGTCTAGGTACTAGTGGTCAATTAGGCGATAACACCGCAACAAGCAAATCAAGTCCTGTGTTAGTTGCAACTAACGTATCAACCGCTGTTATCGGCAACACATTCATGTTCTACTTTGATAACTTAGGTCATATGTATGCAACTGGATCAAACGGTAACTATCAATTTGGTATCTTAGATAGTACTAACCGCTC